CCACAGGACGCTTGAACCCGGCCACATAATAAAGAGAGGATATTATGGCAGATCGCGACGGAAAGGGCCCACGAACCAGATCACCCAAACCAAGCAAACGAATGGGTGGAGATAAGAGAGGCGGATGCAAACAAGCACAGAAGACCGGGAAAGGGCGGAAGTAATGCAAGAGACCTTTAAAGGCTTTCTAAGAAACCCAACTCTCACCGAGAGAGAGCTAGAAAGGGCGAGAGAAAGACAAGACGCGCTGCAAGGCTATGAGAAAGACCAAGCGTGGGAGACAGAAAGAGCCAAGAATGAAGCGATAAGGCGTAAAGAGACCGCCTAGAATGCATTGTAAGCGACTAAAGGACAGTAATTGATAGTAGGACAAGCCCTAAAAAAGGACACTTTGCCACTTATGGAGAAAGACAACCCCGCCAGAATAAAGAGAGACAACGCCATCGTAAAAGAGAGACTCAAGGGTCATAGCTATAGAGAGATTGCTAAAAACCTTGGTATAGCTAAAGACACCATCGGTTATACACTCCAAGACCCAGACATAAAAGACATCATCGAAACAGCTCAAGAAAAAATGGTTGCTATGATCCCCAGAGTAATAGACAACTATGAGAACTTGCTGGTTAGTGAAGACGAAGGAATGAGACTGAAAGCCAGTCAGGACGTAGCCAAGAATGTAGGGTTAGCGCCCACAAACGCACGCAATCAGTTTATAGTCAACATCTTAGATCAATCGAGTAACGTCATATCTCCCGAAGTGCTCCCATTCCTCAGATCCATGCTCGGAAGTGGAGATTCTAACCAGGATGCCATAGATATTGAGGCTGAAAGTGTGGTCAATAACACCTCCACCTCCACGAAAAGGGGAAAGAACAATGATTCAGAGGACATACAGAAGTAGCAAGGTTTACATAATTAGTAATTATCAGTCGTAAGGAAAATAAAGTGGAGAACAAGGCAAATAATCACAGCCAGTTAGACATTCATTTGAGGGGCCGGGGGGAGCGGAAATTGGGACTCCCGCCTTGCTCTTGTATGATTCTTTCCTCACAACACACGGGGTTTTTAAGGGGGTTTAGCATGTTAGTTGAGGGGGTTGATTATTGGACAGCCATTGGCATAGGGCCCATTGAGGAACTGGGGATAAGTCCGTTTTCGGATATAATGAGTTCTTCGTATAGGAACACAGTAAAGATCAACGAGCTTATCCAGGCCGTAAACAAACTTATCGAGCTTGAGAACAGTAAATTGGGGAAGTAAATGGAATCAACCGTGAACATAGCCCGGCTTAGTTATCATTATCTGGTCATTTAGGGGTGATTTATGATGAAATTCGCATCAGGAGGCCATCCGAAGAAGCATTATTACACTGTTCAAGACATAGCAAAATTGACAGGTCGGGCAGTCGGTACGATACGGAATGACTCTTGGTCTGACAAGCTTGACCTGGACGATATAAAGAGCGTCTTCTGGTATTGCAGGGACAGGGTGTTTGAGAGATGAAACATATTATGGGTGGGTGGCTGATTAGAGCACTTTGGCAACGGCTTAAGACGACCAAAGGAAAAGCGGGTATAAAATCCTGCCCCGCCCACTTATTATAAAAAGGAGGCTCAATGAGCACACCATATAAGATTCGTGATTCGTTATTGTATTCAAGCTGCGTCAGGTGTGGCAGGCCGATTAAAGACCCGGTATTACAATATGGGAAAACCAACAGTTCCTTAGTTAATGTTTTGTGTTGCTCTGCCTGTCTGGAGGAGTACCAAAACACGGATAGTAATGGAAAAGAACAAAAGCAATAGGTGGCGACACCAAGGGGGGAAGTCAATGAAATCTGATATTGGATATAAAGATACTGAGTACCCATGTAAAGAGAATGACAATTTTATCAAGCTGATTTTTAACGATGGGGAACTTGACGAACTGCATTTCACTGATTGTCTTAAAAGAAGCTGGACTGTGATTGGAAGAAAGGATTTTGAGGCAGCTTTGGAACTGGCGAAAGCCGTTCAGTCAAATAAAGAGTACAATTACGCGAAGTATTTAGCAACATATTTATGGAAAACGCACTACAAGAACGATGCACCAGAATGGGAGCCACTTAATACTTTAGTGGGGGTTCTTACCCAAATAGATAACATGATAGCCGAGTTAATTAAACCAACAAGCGGCAAAGAAAAGGAGGCTCAATGAGGTTTAATATAAAGACAAGAAGGGAAACTGAAGGTGAGAAGTGTCCTCGTTGCCTTGAGAGTGGCAGGGAGTTCATGGTTGTTCCGATAGAGGGGGTTGACTTCTTCTGTTGTTTCAAATGCGGAACTTTGTTTCTTCCTAAATATATTCGTGTTGAGGAAGTCGATAAAAGACGCGCCGGGTTACAGAAAGCGAAAGAGGTTCCCGAAGTCAAAGAATTTGTTTGTGATATTTGCGGGAAAGTTTGTGCTTCTAAACTCGGACTGATGAGCCACAAGAGATCATGCGACAAGAAGAAATAGCCAAACAACTTAGCCTATTTGTTAATGCGGCGAAATTCATCAAGACACCGCAACTGAAGGCTCTTTTAAAAATGAGTCACAGAACCATTGGTGTCTTCACCGGAAATCAGGCGGGAAAATGCATAAAATTTCAGACACTTATAGATACCCCCGATGGTAAGGTTACTGTTGGCTCGCTCTTTGAAAACAAAAAGCCATTTGATGTCTGGGCTTGGGATGGCCATAAAAAGGTAGTTGCGAAGGCCGATGCGCCATTTAAAAAACACGGTCTCCACAAATGTTCTCGGATAGAGATGTCGGATGGTCAGGTTATTGAAGCGGCTGACAAGCACCGGATTTTAACAATCTTAGGTAAATATGAATATGTTGAAGATATGGTGTATTCGTTTTCCACTCCCCTGACTCTGGGTGGTTCACATATTGTACGCATTACAGAGATTGGTGAATACGAAGTCTATGATTTTGGGGTAGAAAAATATCATAATTATTTAGCTGGTGGTTTGGTTCACCATAATACTTCCGGAGTGGCCTATCAATATTTCCTTAGAGTTTTAGGACTTCACCCTGTACCCGAAAAGAATCTTCTTGCCAAAAAGATACGGTGCATGAGTTCTTCACTTCCTGAAAGTACAAACGAAAACGAGCAGGACAATACCCAATATCTTGAATTAAAAAAATTGATTCCACCTCAGATGATCGTCAGCGACATAACGGCTCGTTCCCAAAATCTTGTAGTAAGAAGATTTCCAAATCTCAATTCTGAAAAAACTGTTTTTGAATTTAGAAGCTCCAAACAGGAAGTGCAGGACTTGGGTAAGATTCAATTATCTTCAGTATGGCATGATGAAGAAACACCAAAGCCCCACAGGGAAGAATGCAAGATGAGGTTACTGGCAGAGGGTGGGGATGAAATCTTCTCATTAACTCCGATCAATTATTTGAGTTATACGTTTGATGAAATCTGGCAGAGGAAATCTTATTTGTGGAAAAGTGAAACTATTAGAAATATGTTCGGTGGAGAGATTGAGGAAGTTCATTCGGGAGATGCTAATATCGGATGCCTTCAATTTGCAACAGACGATAATCCGACCCTAGACCCCTCTGACATCGACTTAATCTTTATGGACATCACTGACCCCGACATACTGGCTTTAAGGCGTTATGGTGTATTTAAACAAGTCTCGGGGCGTATTCATAAAGCGTATGACCCTTCAATTTGTTATATTAGCTTCTCTAAGCATTTCCCAGACGGAATCCCTGGCGGGTGGGTTCATACCAGGGGGATAGATTACCATGAATCAAGAACCCCTTGGAGTATCGGTTGGCTTTCAATTTCTCCACAGAATGAATGGTTCTTGTGGAATGAATTTCATCCGGCAATAGATGGAGTTAATGCTTATAATACTTATGAGATCAGTAAGGGGATATTACGAAGGTCAGAAGATTATCAATATACGGTTAATCTAATCGACCCTCTTGCGAATAAGAAACAGCCGAATACGTTATTCAGCGCAACGGATGATTTGAACAGACACTTTGACGAAATAAGACGTAACGATGGGATTGGAACACCGGCATACTGGCAGGGATG